ACGACAGCTTCAATGGAATCGTCATTCATTAGACGATATTCTTGTCTACCTAACTTGATTCTAGTGCCGGTGTTTGCCCTAAACATCACGTAATCACCCACTTCACACCAAGGGCCAGTAGGGAAACGTTCTTTGTCTGCATACGCTTGGTCGCCCATATCAAGTACGGTTCCTACATTAGAGAGCACTTGCTCCTCTCGACGTGTAGTTTGCGCTTTAAGAAGGCCGCTGCCCTCAAAAGTTTCCTCTACGTTGGGTAATGCAACTAACACTCGATAGCCTACAGGTCGTGGAATCTGAGCTTCCGCTATTTCATCCTGTATGTCCTCTTTAGCTATCCGTTCGTTACGTCTTTCTTCTAACGCAGTCATAGTCGAAGTCGTCGCCTCAGCGCTAACTCCACTTACTGTTACTGTTTCAGTCATCGTCATCTTCCATATAGTTACGCGAAAGGTCGCCTACTTCTCTTAATGCAGCGTTTAGACCTCGAATCACACCGCACACCTCCTTATACTCGGCAAAGTCTTTAGGACCACCCGAGGTTAAGAATTCTTCGCTAGAGCCTTTAAGCTCTGTAAGTTTTACATTCAGCACGTCAAAGACGGTTGTAGCCATTACTTACTACCTCTTACTTAGCTTTCTTTTTTGCCGTAGCTGACAGCTCGTTTAGATGAAATAACTTCACACTACCTTTACTATGGTTTTTTCCACTGTGCAAAGAGCCATCAGGCATCTTGTGTGAATTACCTGTAAACAAAGTTCCGTCTCTTTTGTAATGCTTAGCATTTTTCATATTATCTATCCCTCTCTATACGGTCTAGGACAGCGAGTGCGTTTACAAGATTCAACACTGACTGAGCGTATTTCATTGCTTCGTCTGGATTAGTAGCTCTTTCCGCTGTTGATACAAGTTTTTTTACTGATGCTTCTATTTCCTTCTTCATAGGGTTCTAACTCCTGTGGTTTTAAGGTTCAAGCCTTTTCAAGCCTTTTCAATTCTTAATGTTATCTATCTTCTCGGTTATTGCGGGCAGCTTCATCTCTGTCCCGTTGTGCTTCAGCTTCCGTACGCTCTGCGTCTATCCGTATTTTTGCAGCGTCCATCATTGCCTTGGCTTCGCCTAAGTCGTTCTTCGCCTGCGCTTGGTCGTTCTGCGAGGCTATGCGGCTTGCTTCAAGGGACGCGGTAGTTGTAGCTTTCTGCTTGTCGAGGCTAAGGCGCTCTTGGTCAATTGCCCCGTCCATCGCATCTTTAGCAGCTTTGCGTTGGAGTTCACCTTGCTTAAGTTGTAGCTCTTGCTGTTGCATCTGAATAAGCGGGTCTTGCTGTAAGGCTTCTGCTTGCTTCTGTGCGGCCTGTTGTTGTTTCTCTTGCGTAAGTTGTTGTCCAGCGTCGGCTACAAGGCGAGCGAGTTGAACTTCCATCTGCTCTGGCAGCTCTTCGTTCGGTGCAGGGAGCGGTGCTCCTAACTTCGTTTCCATCTGCTGACGGTAGTCAAACGCTACGTGCTCAGCTATATGCGCGGTGAGAGCACCCATGATTTGTTGTGCTGCTGGGTTCTGCCCTATAAATGCAGCGATCTGCGGGTCTTTCATAAACGCTTCGTGAGTAGCGATATGTGCCGCATGGTCTTGATATATAAAGGCTTTTATCGGTTTTCCTACTATAGCGTTCATATTCTCACTAACCGGATCGGCTGGCTTCATATCGTCCGTAGTAGGAACAAGTTTGTCTGCGTTACGAATACCCAACACCTCGATCATCTGGCGATGAAGCTGAGGTAGGTCATAGATTTGGGGGGCGGCCTGCGCCATCTGCATAACAGTCTGATACTGCACAACGCGCTGTGCCATCGTACTGCTATTAGGATCACTGACGGGAATTACTTCCACCGTGGCATAGTCGGCTTGTCTAGCTCTAGGCTCGCCACGGTCAGGCACATACATGTATTCTATCGGGGCATACTCGGCAATGATCTTACGCAGGAGTTTAAATTCCTGTTTCATTGCGTAATGGACACGGGATTGCACCGCTGCCATTGGCTTGAGAGTACGCTCTAATAGCGCAAGAGTGGTTCCAACAGGCGCATTTGCGCTCATGTCAGAGATGTTCATATCCGATATAGCCCCTAAACGACGGCCTTCCTCAGTAATCTTGTTTAATAGCGCCAATAACGTCTGACTAGGCTCTTTATAGGGTAAAGGCAGGATATTGTCCCGTATTGACCCACTAGGCACGTCCACATCACGGAATTCACCCGGTCCAATAGGCGTATCGTCGCCCTTAACCCGCAATCCACGAGACTTTAAGCCACCGGGTAGGTTAGAAAGCGTACCTGCGTCAACTAATTGACGGATTAGAGACGTTCCCGCCTTAGCGTAGCCCCCAATAATGTGAATTAAACCAAGACCATAGAACCCAAACCCCGGCACGTACACGTAATGCACGAAATGTTGACGTTTAAGCGTCAATTCGTCGTCAGGGTTCCAGTTACGGCGAATACTTAACACCGTATTAGTGCCTTTCTCTACAGTAACTACATAAGGTAGCGCTATTTCTAGCCCGTCGTCGTCTTCCCCTAGCCCATCAATAAGCAGGTCAGCATGTATCTCATATAAACAGTAGCGCTCGTCATCATTGAGAGAAAACCCGCCTTCTTCAGCCTTTTTCTCCTCAATATCGCTGTGATAAGGCTCGGGATCACCTAGCTCTACGTCTCGATAGAACCCTGCGGCCTGTAGTTTAACCAAATCGTTCTTAGTTTTACGCATAACGTGCGTAACCCGCTCGGCTTGCTCTATGTTAGAGGCTCCGTAGGGGACAATTACGTCCTCGGCAGGTATGTATATAGCCACTTGACGGCCTAAATTCGGGTCGTAGTATACCTTTTTGAAGGCTGAACCGGCTAAACCTAGGCTGTACAGCATCCTTTCATGCTCGGGACGGTACTCGGTCATTACCTCAGTCAGCTCGTAGTTCATGTCAGTCTTGACACGAAGGGCTGCATCTTCCTTCTCGCGGGTAATCTCACCCAGAATCTTAGTCTTAACTGGCCCCGAAGCAGGGAACGTCTCGCTCATGGCTTCAGCTTGGAAGCGAATAGCCGCTTCAGCCAGAACTGTGCTGTACACACCGCAGGCATCTTCCCACGGGCTAGACCGCTGTTCCATTTTAAGGCCGACGGTCTCTAGTCCTTTAACAAAAGTATCTGCCCACTCTTTACGTGAGTTAACATCCGAATCAACTGAGCCAACGAGATCGTTAGCCAACTTAGTAAGTGCTCGGTCATCGAGGTACTCGGCAAGGTTAGAGTCAAACTCCGCTTCTTCTAAACCCTCTACTTCTTCCCCGAAGGTAATCTCAACACTGCCATCTTCCAACACTACTTCAACGCCCTCGTCAGACATGACATCTATCGCCAGCATGGCTTCGCCTTCTTCCATGTCCTCGATGCCTTCCGGCAAGTCGTATAAACCTTTCTCAATTGCCATCTTAAGTATCCTTAGTAATATCCGCCAAGCCGTTGCTTGAAGTATTGCTGTTCTTCTGGCTCATCTGTAGGGAGAGATATGAACCCTCCTTGTCTAAAACGCATTAAAGCCATAACAGTGGCATCCACTAAGTCATCGTTAGACATAAACGGAAAGCCCGCTACTTCTTCGACTAGCTCTTCCGCCCAACGTGTTTGTGGAACCCATACAAGTCCAGAGCGTACTATATCAGCAACCGAATTTAAACGCGCTGTCTTATCTCCTGAACCCCGGTGAGGCGTGTACTCTTGCACCATAAGTCCAGACCTACGCATCTCTTGGTACAGCGGCGTACCACTACTCTTCTTCTCCACTATGAACGCATCAGGTTCCCACTCATTATACTCGGCCCATGCCAGCTCTTTTAGTTCAGGAAACTCAAGCCGTTTTTTAATTGCGTTAAGCAGGATGATGCCGTAGCAGTCTTCCTCCTCGTTAAAAAATACTCCCCACGTAGTTAGTGCAGTGTAGTCAGCGCGGTTGTTCTTCTCTGCTGCCGCGTCCAGCGTCATTATTAAATACTCACACTTGGGAGGTTCTTCAGCCGTCCACTCTCTCCACCACTCGCGTTTAACTATCGCCGCTTCTTCTGCGGTAGGTTTTTGTTGATACTGCGAGTTCCACTGGAACATCGGCATCGACGCTTTGGTACGGTGCAACGCGGGCAGATCGAAAAAGGCAGGCCACAACGGCTTCTCTTTAATAGCCCCGTCATCTTGCTCGACTTCTAATATTGCCGGAAACTCTACTACCTCATACTTATCCGCTAATTCATTCTGCGCCATATCCTTAGTAACGCGCCCCGTCAGGTCGTCCAGATGCCACCGCGTTTGTACTATCGCAATACGCCCTCCGGGCATCAGGCGTGTACGTGCCCCGAACGTAAACCACTCGTAGGCTTTATCGAAAACATCCAAGTTCCCGTTAATAATATCCTGCTCGTTGTGCGGGTCATCCACCAGCAGTAAGTGAGCACCGCGACCGGCCAGCGCCGAACCTACTCCACAGGCAAAATACTCACCGCCTGCACTCGTGTTCCAACGCCCCGCCGACTTGCTGTCTGAGGCTAGCCGTACATCTGGAAAAATCGCTTGGTAGTCTGGAGTTGATATTAAGTTACGTACCTTTCTACCAAAGTCTACAGCGAGGTCTGTGGTGTGCGACACCATCAGTACCTTCTTATCGGGGTTGCGTCCTAAGAACCACGCTGGAAAATAAATAGAAATAAGTTGGGACTTGCCGTGCCGTGGGGGCATATTCACACATACCCTGTCCTTGCCTACGTCTACCCCGTCCTCAGTCTCTTCCGCGTATTCTTTACCCTGTTCAATCTCCATCAGGAGATTCGCTAAAATTCTGTGGTGCTTGCCGACCTTATAGTCTGACTGCATCGCCTTACAGAACTCTATCAAATCTAAGTATGCAGCCTCAGCGCGCTGCCTTGTCTCTAACTCCTCTACTAGCTTTAGAATTTCTCCCTGCTCGTCAGAAGTGTAGCTGTCTAAATTTTTAAGAAGCAGGTCTACTTCTTGGGCTGTGAACTGTGTAGGGGCACGGATAACGTTTAAGTTAGTCATTCGCTACTTCATACACACCGTCAGCGTTCTGCTTCATGATTTCTAGTTTCGCCCTTAACTTCTCACGTAGTTCGTCAGCGTTCTGGTGCGTCACTGTAATTTCTTTGCGTTCTGTAAATAACCCGACATCTGTCATCTTACCCAAAAGCTCTAAGGCACGGATTCTTAAGCGGCCATCTGGATTTTCTGTTTCTAGGATAAGTTTGTTGACGACCGTATGGCGTATTTCAGCCGCGTGCTTAGCTACAACATGCCCGAATTCTCTAAGCACAGCGTCGGTTTGACGCAGAGCTGCTGGAGTTAGCTCTGACATACGGGAGTTCGTAACTGCTTTGGAGGTCTTTTCGATGTCTTCGGCGTAGGAGGCTAGCAAAGTAGCGGCCACATCGTTGTCTATATCGTCTGGGGTTGCGTCCAGACCGTGCTCTTCTAGCTGTTTTATAGTATTACACGCCGCTTCGGCACGTTGGCGCAAATCCATATAGGAAATACCGTCGGGTATCTCAATACCAAACTCAGGCGTGAGTGCTATTGCCATCTATGTAATACCTTTATGCAAGCTGTGAAGCTGTTTGGCGAAGTATAAGAGGTTGTAGTGTGGGGTGCAAGAGCAAGGGAGTAAGGACGCAAATAGAAAGTTTCGGTCCTTGTCTGCTTTTTGCAAAAAATTTTTTTGGGTTTTGGTTTTATTTAGCA